CGGCATAATGCGCAACGTAGGAGTCGTAAACAGTACTAGGATGAGCGATCGAGCGAAACGAATCAACAAAGTCATCTCCATACAAGTTCGACCAAAAATCGGTAAAACATAAAAATTTAGGCCTCAAAACATAACATTCCTTAATTATCTGATGTCCCAGACAATTGTCTCCCGTAGTCGAACCAGAACCAGAACGATTCCCCCATCTGATAACAACAAGGTCACCATTTGGAAGTATCACTCTAGATTCAGTCAAACCATCTCTAACCCATTTAAACCTCTTCTCCAGCGTAGAGTTATACAAGTACAACCCCCTCTTGCGTAGTTCCCAAATCTCGCGCATAATTGGCAGCAAACGGTCCCAGCCTGATATATCACCCATAACGAAAGTCTTATCCCATACATCCCCGTGTTCGAGGAGCATGCGATGTAGACCTCCGCCATGAAAATCAATACCATAGCGTATGTAACCGAATTTTGCCGTTTTAAGCGCTTCATCTTGGAATTCAGTAAAAGTTTTTTGCCAGTGAAGATAATGTAATGGAGGAGTAGTGATAGTACGACATTTGTTCTCCTTCAGGTCGCTAAGTGAAACCATCGTATCCTGTTTAGGTATCAGTCGCCACCAATTGGTTTCGTAATCGTCAGAGAAATACTTATAATACGTAGTACTTTTAAGTATATCCTTCTTATCACGAGACCAAGTGGTAAACGGCCAATTAGGAGACGATGTCATCTCAAAGCTAGGGACAGTACAGATATCCTTCGTGAGCGCGGGCTCTAGAACACGCCAAGCGCAATCCATAGCAGCACGCAACACGTCGGAAGGAAATGTTAGTTTCGATTCACAGTCCATTTTGAGGGCGGACGTCCACACGGCTTGTTCGCTACAAACAACGGGCAGGTATTCCACTGGACGCTCGAGCTTCCCATGACTCTGATAGAGCCGTGAGGGCACGAGGTTCCGTGTACTACTTGTCGGTAGCGCGAGTCGTACAGTCGTTCGACACAATGGCTCACAAAACCTGTAGGACCTAGCCGTGGCCGGGTCCGATACATAGGTTTTGGAGGGCAAGTAAGTGAATCGCGATATAGGTTCGCGTTCCCATCCAAAGGACGGGTACGTTTCTCCAATATCGCCAGTTCGCTCGCCGCTGTGCTCTGTGGTACCACTTTCACTCGTTTGGTAGTCGACGAGGGAGTTGTCGAACTGGCATTCTCGTTTTTTAGCTCAGGAGCCGGTATGTTTTGCACTTTCGCTGATTTCCAAGAGGAAATTGCTTGTTGATGCGCTTGACAAAACTTAATGGCGAAGTTACGAACCTCACCACCGGACGTAGAACCATAAGCGTGAATACCAATTATTGTCCCATAGCTGTCATGCTCGTTAGATATCAATGGAGAACCACAATTACCTTCGCGAGTTGACATCCGATACGAAATGTAATCG